GCGTTATTAAACCATCGTCTATCAACACTGTACAAGCACTATTTAATGAAGCATTGAGATCGTAATGAGTGATAAAGCCCCAGCAGAACAGGACTTTTCTGATAATCTTTCAATACAACGTGTATTACTTGAAACTTCTGCTTCTAAACCAACTATTGAGATATCCAGTACAACTAGTGGGATAGACATTTTTGAACATCTCGATAAACCGTACCTAACCGCCGCTCTGGCATACGTTGATCAAGAAGATATAATTGGATCATTAGATATTTCAGGTGGTGAGAAAATTACTATAGATCTGAAGAGTATGCAGAACAGTTCAACACGAGTTGTTTCCAAAACATTCTTTATTGATAAGATAGTCAGTGCTGATAAGACATCGGATAATGTAGAGATGTTCGTCTTTCATCTGATCGAAGATATCGGATACCTATCTAACCTACACAATTTGAATAGATCCATGAGTGGCAAGCCTAGTGCTATTATCTCGACTATATCTAACGAGTTCTTTTCAAAAGATATTAAGAGTTCATCTACTGACTTTCAATCAATGAAGGTCATTGTACCTAACTTAACTCCGATAGAGGCTATGTGCTGGATTAAGAACCGAGCATCGACCAGTGACGGGTATCCATTTTATTTGTACTCGACCTTAGTAGATAAAGAATTAAACTTCAATGATCTCCGAAGCATGATGACAGGAATAAAAATAAATCCAGATATGCCTTTCACCTTTTCAGAAAGCGCATCTGGTAATGATGAACAACCTACAGTCGCTCGCAATAGAACAATAATGAGACATCAATCTAAGAACACCAACAATATATTTGGATTGATTCGCGAAGGTATGGTAGGGTCCAAGTATTCTTATGTAGATGTAACTAAGAATAAGGTTGTAGACTTCGATTTTAATATCGATAATGAAGTCGTTAAGTTATTAAGACAAGATAAAATTGTTGATAAGGGTACTCCTATATTTGATAGTTCTAGGCTAGATGATACGAAGGGTGATATTACTAGCAGAAAGATCACACAGATAGGCGGTACAAACGCATACGATACACAAAAGTCTTACATGGAAAGTGAAACCAGTGGACAGTATAAACTTAATATCGTCAATCGATCAATGGCGTATATGTTGACTAATAATAAGATAGACATAATCGTTGACGGTGTTGAATTCCTAGACGGAAACGCGAACAAGACTATCGGTAACAAGATCGATATACGGTTTTTACGTAATACCAACACTGAGCAAAAAGACAGAATATATGATAGAAAGAAGTCGGGTGATTTTTTAATCTTCGCATGTAAACATACAATATCCCCAAGAACATATACACTAACTCTATCTGCTATGAAACTATCTAATGGAGAATTGTTATGATACCTAAAAGTTTTGTTGAGTATTATGGCGACCATACACGATGGTTCCTAGGTACCGTGGTCGATATCTTTGATCCACTGAAACTAGGACGTGTTAAGGTCAAAGTGCACGGTGTATACGATGAGATCAAGGATAAAGATTTACCTTGGGCACAAGTGATCATTCCGGTTACAACAGCAATACATGAAGGTAAAGGACAGAATCTTGGTATGTTAGTGGGTACTCAGGTTTTTGGTATCTTCTTGGATGGTCAGAACTCTCAGTTGCCGTTGGTTGTGGGGTCGATTCCGAAAGAAGATGACACAAACGAGAAGGCGTTGAATGCATATCCGTACAATAAAGTCTATGAGACTGAGACAGGCCACTTTAAAGAATATGACGATTCTTCAAATGGGCGTATCCGTGAAGAACATAGGTCAGGTACATACTATGAGATGCAAGACGACGGTAGTCGTGATACCACCATACAGGAGAATGACGTTCTACGGGTCAAGGGTGATATAGAGATCAGAGGAGATAAGGACGCTAATATAACTATTAAAGGTGATTGTAATATAATTGTCACAGGTGACGCGAAGATTTCTGCAAAGAATGTAACAGTACGGGCGTCCGATAAAATATCCTTATCCGGAACTGTTGTTAAAATAAACTCATGACTAGTTTACCTTGTGGTGGTGGGAACCTACCCACTAAAGCAGATTATGTTAATATGATGAATCAGATCTCTAAGATCCCGTCGGACTTGGAGAGTATGCTAGTGGACGCACAGTCCCAACTGGAAGCACAGAAGACAGAGGCACTAGACCAAATAGAAGATCTCAAACGTCAAGCGAGAGAGGCTGAGGGTGACGCACGTGCGCAACTAGACGCAGAGATTGAGAAACTAGAATCAATGGACATTGGTCTGGAGATTCAGAAAGAAATAGAAGATCAGATAAAAGAGATTACCGATACGATAGAGGGAGTTGGTGATCTACTAGCCCCGTGGTGGCAGAAAGGTCAGGTACGAGATTGGGAAAAGGAAGCGGAAGACGCATTCACTGAACTCATACAGGACTACCATATATTCATTCCCATGAAGATCATGGAACTTATCAGTGCAATCATACCAGTGACATTTACTGTGCCTATACTTGGACTATCCATAGATGTTTTGAAAATATCTACCGCTGAAGAACAAGAGAGACTCAAGGCACAGATTAGTGGAGACACCGAAGGGTTCCGCGCAAGTCTACAACAACTGAAGGATGATTTCGAAAGTGGTAAGTTAGAACAAGATGCCTATGACTCTGCGATGGATACGCTACAGGAAACGAAGAATCAAATCGTTGATACCTTTTATAGCTTAGTTCCAGCCGAGTACCAATACTTCAACGGTGAGTTTGGTGTGGAATGTGGTGAGTGGAAGGCAAAACTTACATGGTCATACATCAAGAACGAGATCATGGCGTTTGTTACCGGATCATTATTTGAACTGTTCGATAAACTAATCGGTAAGTTCAAAACGATATGGGACGCGCTAGGTCTACCCCCTTTACCTATGTTGTTAGACTTTGATATTGCCGCATGGATACGTGCTCAGGTAGAAGCGGCAAAGGCAAAAGCAGAGCGTGAAATAAAACGCATAGAGGATCAGGCAGAACAACTACAATCGGATATAGAGAACTTTGACATGGATGCAGAGATCACTAAAATCAAAGATGACATGTTATCACAGATAACTGAACTTGCGCTACCATTTCCCGCACCATTCAACATAGCATTAAAGGATGTGTTCGGGGGTGATATTGATAAGAAAACTATCTGTATAGAAGATGAGATACATCAATTGACTACTGCGGCTAGGGATTGGTTCGAGAACGCAAAGAAAGGACTACTATTCGATTGGGTTAAGATTGTTAAGAAGTTTTTCAATGCTATAGGATTAGGTGCTATATTTGATTTTATTGACTTGACTTTATGTGACGTTCTTGGTATGATAGGTGTCCCAACTTCATTCGATATAACTTTACCTGAATTGCCTTCAATCGATGTTGCAATTTCTGTATAAATAGTACAAAAAGAGTTGATAGACTAATGGCAAAGAATTTTTCAATAGAAGACGGTAATCTATATAACGCTCCGATCACTACATCGATTAAGCGCATCAACAAAGATATCGATACTAGTTTTACCGCAAAACCTTCTACAGGTGACATCTATAAGGTCACCGATGCTGCAGCAGTCAAACAATCAGTTAAAAACTTATTAATGACAGAAAGAGGTAAGACACCTTTTCGTCCGTATTATGGTGGAGGTTTGGAAACTTTTCTATTCTCTCTATCAACCGATCTAGAACCATCCGATATTGAGAACAGAGTACGACAAACGATTGAAGCACATGAACCTAGAGCAAAATTAGTAGACGTGAAAGTTACCATCAAAGAAGATTACAATACCGCTAATGTGGTTATTGTATTTGATGTTATAGGATCTACTAAACGAGTAACTCTAGGACTAACTATTGCAAGGACAAGATAAATGACTATTAATTCATCCGACTTAGATTTCTATGATATCAAGTCTAAACTAAAGACGTACTTCAAGCAAAGTGATGAGTTTGCAGATTATGACTTTGAGGCAAGTGGACTGTCTAATATTATGGATGTGTTGGCATACAATACACACATCAATGGTCTTATTGCAAACATGTCAATCAATGAATCGTTCTTGAGCACATCTCAGTTACGATCGTCTGTCGTATCTCACGCAGAGAGTCTAGGGTATTTCCCTACATCGATGACTGCAGCTCGTGCGGTGGTAGATGTTGAAATAACAGTATTGAATAATGCACCTACATCTCTACCACTAAATGCAGGGTCCAAGTTCTTCGTCACGATCGACGAAACTAACTATGAGTTTTTTACACTACAAACATATGAAGCGATTAATGATACCACAGGTAAGTTTGTATTTCCTAATGTAACACTAGTAGAAGGAAAAGTCAAGACAAAAACTTTCTTGGCCGATAGTAATATAGATGTACCATATGTCATATCAGATAATAATATAGATGTTTCTACTATGTCGATATCTGTATTCCCTAACGGAAACACAAGCGAGTCTAATAATTATTTCAATATAAAAGAAGTTGCGACGATTACCGATCAATCTCGTGTTTATATCGTACGCGAAGCAATGAATGGTTTTTATGAAGTCTTGTTCGGTGACGGTAATGTGCTTGGTCAGCGACCACAAGCAGGTAATATAATTTCAATCGAGTATATCTCTACCTCTGGGGTAGAGGGAAATGGTGGTTCTGAATTCAACCTGAATGAATATACGGGAGAAGACTACTCAACTAATATATCTTTGGTATCTGCATCAGCGGGAGGTTCTTCCCGTGAGTCTATTTCTCAGATCAAGATGAACGCGCCTCTGGCATTCTCTGCACAAAACCGTTTGGTTACTGCTGACGATTACACTGGTATGATCATGAGTAAGTATGGTAGTTATTTAAGAGATGTTTCAACATGGGGTGGTAATGATAACATACCCCCACAATATGGTAAAGTTTTTGTTAGTTTAAATTTCGCTGACGGTATAAACGAAGAATCCAAAACTACAATAGAGAACTTGATACGTAGTCAGTTGACATCCAACTTATCTATTATGTCTATAGATACAGAATTTGTCAATCCCGAAATTACATATTTGGAACTGATTACTAGATTCAATGTTGATCCAGTCAAGAATATTTCTGCCTCACAATTAGAGGTTGCGGTCGAATCTATTATTACTGAATATACAAATTTGACATTGAGTTCATTTGATTCATCATTCAGACGATCTAATCTATTAACTCTGATAGACAATCACTCCAACGCAATCCTAAACTCTAAGATGGAAGTCAAAGTTCAACAACGATTGGACATCGATTCTATAGTTACTGATTTAAATGTTGCTAGAAAAGCACTAGATCCTCAGTCAGAAGACTTGACTTTTTTGGAAAAAGACTTTACAATAAACTACCCAGTCGTTATCGCTTCGCCAGATAAAGACGATCATATTATTCAGTCGTCTATGTTTAAGTGGTATGATAAAAACGTATTCGTTAGAAATGAACTGGGGTCTACTCGATTACAATTGTTCGATGTCAACGGAGATGTCAAATTAAGCAATGCGGGTTTCTATGATGCAGCGAAAGGTACAGTGAATCTCAGAGCCCTTCGTATTGATGTTGATGGTTACTTGAGCAGCGGATTAAAGATATCTGCAACTCCAGCAAACCAGAGTACAATATCCCCGTTGAGGAACTACATCATAAAACTAGACTCAAGTGGATCTACAGTAATTGGTAATACAGAGCAAGGGTCTACTAAGGTCTTATTATAATGTCCGAATTTCTAGAGAATCAATATAGGATTAATCCTAAATTCCACCAGAATCAAGTAAAGAGTATTCTACCTGAGTTTTATCAGACAGAATATCCTAAACTAGTTTCTTTTCTAGAGACTTATTATAAATATACGGGTGAAGACGGATCTATTTCTTTTGACGAACAAATTCAAAGACTGTTCAACATAAGAAACATTGCATCAACAGATCTGCGATATTTGGATCTATTAATTGCTGAGCTCAGCGATGGATTAGAATCTGCTTCGTTCTATAAGAATCCGCGATTAATGACAAGATTACTTGCGGACTTATATCGAGCAAAAGGAACACAAATATCAACCGAACAGTTTTTCAAGGCATTCTTCAATGAAGACGTTGAGGTGTCTTATCCTAAGAGAGACATCTTTATTCTGAATGATAAACCTGGCGGTTCATTGATTGGACCTCAGTCACTACACTACATTCAAGACGATAGACGATATCAAATATTCTCAGTTCTTTTGAGAACAGGTCTATCGTTATTAGATTTTGAAACATTATATAAAAAACTGGTACATCCAGCAGGATTCTATCTTGCAGTGGAGACCGTCACTCAGAGTTCTGCTGAGGTTGGTCTTGAAGCGGGAGAAGTTACAGATCCTCTAGAAGTACCTAACTATGCTATCGAACTCCAGACTAGACAGATGGGTTCACATGTACAAGCAAGATATTCTCTACTTACTATGGAAGAGAATGACGATATTGATAAACGAACTCAGGATCAGAAAGACACTGCTACAGGTATTGTCGTGAGTTCTTTAGAAACACTAGACAAATATGATGACATTTCTTTACAGCAGTTGGTAGATGATTTCACCACAGTCGCAGAATGGGCAGGCGTGAAATCCCCAACATTGGATGATGAAGGTTTAGACCTATCTCAAGATTATGAAACTTTAGACGCATCAGACCACTAATAACGGAATCCAAAATGACAAGAAGAATTCTAGACACAGGCGGAGCTGCCAACGACGGAAAGGGAGATACTCTCCGTGAAGCCAGTGAAAAAATTAATGCAAACTTCCAAGAACTTTATGATCTAACCACGCTGTCAGGTGATGGTGATATTTCTATAGGAGATCTTAGTGATATCGTTGACAGCTCTGTAAGCAAAGCAATCGGAAGTGCAGACCTAAGTGATGCTATTGGTAATAGTGCTACCGTAAATGCTTTAGGCACACGGGTAACTCAGAACGAAGGATTGATCAGTACACTTGATCAACAAATTTCTGACATCAACACACTAATTGACAATACTGATATTGGTGAGAAAGGTCCGCAAGGTGATCCAGGCCCGATAGGTCCACAAGGATCTCTAGGATGGCAGGGTACTGTTGGACCTATAGGACCACAAGGTAATGTTGGTGCTCAGGGTTTCCAAGGTGTTCAGGGTAACGTTGGTGAACTAGGACCCCAAGGAGAGCAGGGTGCTCAAGGTGAGCAAGGTGTCCAAGGTAATGTCGGTGAACTAGGACCACAAGGAGAACGGGGCGCACAAGGAGAACAAGGTGTCCAAGGTAACGTTGGTGAACTGGGTGCACAAGGAGAACGAGGTGCTCAGGGTTTCCAAGGCGTTCAAGGTAACGTCGGTGAACTAGGTCCTCAAGGAGAGCGGGGTGCTCAAGGAGAACAAGGTGTTCAGGGTAACGTTGGACCATTGGGTGCTCAGGGTATTCAGGGTTCTCAAGGTGAGCAAGGTGTCCAAGGTAATGTCGGTGAACTGGGTGCTCAAGGGGAACAAGGAGCACAAGGAGAACAAGGTGTTCAAGGAAACGTTGGACCATTAGGTGCACAAGGTCAGCAAGGCGCACAAGGGGAACAAGGTGTCCAAGGTAACGTTGGTCCATTGGGTCCTCAAGGTGAGGCCGGCGCACAAGGTGAACAAGGTGTCCAAGGTAATGTTGGTCCATTAGGTGCTCAGGGCATTCAGGGTTCTCAAGGTGAACAAGGTGTTCAAGGAAACGTTGGACCTCTAGGACCACAGGGTGGACAAGGTGCTATAGGTGAACAAGGTGTCCAAGGTAATGTTGGTCCATTAGGTGCTCAGGGTGATCGGGGACCACAGGGCTTCCAAGGTATTCAAGGTAATGTTGGTCTATTGGGTCCTCAAGGTTCGCCGGGTACGGTTGGTCCACAGGGTGTTCAAGGTAATGTCGGTGAGATAGGAGCACAAGGAGAAGCTGGTGCTCAAGGGTCTACTGGACTTCAAGGTAACGTCGGTCCATTGGGTGGACAGGGTGTTCAAGGATCACAGGGTACTGTCGGTGTTCAAGGTAATGTCGGTGTTCGTGGTGCACAAGGTGAAGATGGACCACAAGGTTCTACCGGCGTACAGGGTGAAGTAGGAGATAAAGGTGCTCAGGGTGAAGCGGGCCCACAGGGATCTGCTGGTATTCAGGGCAACGTCGGAGACAAAGGTTCTCAAGGCGATAAGGGAGAACAAGGAGAGCAGGGTCTACAAGGAAACGTTGGTGATAAAGGTGTCCAAGGTAGTCAAGGTTTTCAAGGTTCTGTTGGCGTTCAAGGTAACGTTGGTGATAAAGGTGCTCAGGGAGACACTGGTGCACAGGGTCTAGTTGGTCCTCAAGGTGCAGTCGGAGACACTGGTGCACAAGGTGAAACTGGAGCCACAGGAGAAAAAGGTGCAACTGGTGAAACTGGAGCGCAGGGTGGTCAAGGTCTTACTGGTGATCCAGGCCCTAAAGGTCCAGCAGGAACTACGCCAGGCCCAGTAGGTCCACAAGGATTGCCTGGCGATGCGGGTCCTCAAGGACCAGCAGGTACAACCCCAGGCCCGATAGGTCCACAAGGTGCTACAGGTGACGCAGGTCCACAAGGTGCTGAAGGTGATACTGGTGCACAAGGTGAAACTGGCGCACAGGGTATTGTAGGACCGCAAGGTACAGTTGGTTCTCAGGGTAGTGCGGGTGCACAGGGTCAAGCTGGTGCACAGGGTGCTGTAGGTTTCCAAGGTGCACAGGGTCTAGTAGGTAATCAAGGTGCTGTAGGTGATCAGGGTGCTCAAGGTGATACTGGTGCGCAGGGTAATGCGGGTGCACAGGGTCTAGTAGGTAATCAAGGTGCTGTAGGTGATCAGGGTGCTCAAGGTGATTCTGGTGCTCAAGGTGACACTGGACCGCAAGGTGCTGTAGGTTTCCAAGGTGCACAGGGTCTAGTAGGTAATCAAGGAGAGCAAGGTGCTCAAGGCGCAGTTGGTTTCCAAGGTGCTCAAGGTCTAGTTGGACCACAGGGTGAGCAAGGTTCCCAAGGTGCTGTCGGTGTTCAAGGTGCTCAAGGTCTAGTAGGTAACCAAGGAGAACAAGGGGATAAAGGAAATCAAGGCGAGCGTGGAGCTCAAGGTTTAGTAGGTCCTCAAGGAGAACAGGGTGGTCAGGGTGCTGTAGGTTTCCAAGGCGCACAGGGTCTAGTCGGACCACAGGGTGAACAAGGTTCCCAAGGTGAAGTTGGATTCCAAGGGGCACAGGGTCTAGTTGGTAATCAAGGTGAACAAGGCGGTCAAGGTCCGGTCGGATTCAGAGGCGCACAGGGTCTAGTTGGACCACAAGGAGAACAAGGTTCTCAGGGTGAAGTTGGATTCCAAGGTGCTCAAGGTCTAGTTGGACCACAAGGAGAACAGGGTGCACAGGGTGCAGTTGGTTTCCAAGGTGCACAGGGACTAGTAGGTAATCAAGGAGAACAGGGCGAACAAGGTCCGGTCGGATTCAGAGGTGCACAGGGTCTAGTTGGTCCTCAAGGTGAGCAGGGAGGCCAAGGTGAAGTTGGTTACCAAGGTGCTCAAGGTCTAGTCGGACCACAAGGTGAGCAGGGTGCACAGGGTGCAGTTGGTTTCCAAGGTGCACAGGGTCTAGTCGGACCACAGGGTGAACAGGGTGGTCAGGGAGCAGTTGGTTATCAGGGTGCTCAAGGTCTAGTCGGACCACAAGGTGAGCAGGGTGCCCAAGGTGCGGTTGGATTCCAAGGTGCTCAAGGTCTAGTCGGACCACAAGGTGAACAAGGTGGTCAAGGTCCCGTAGGCTACCAAGGTGCTCAAGGTCTAGTAGGTAATCAGGGTGAACAAGGTGGTCAGGGAGCAGTTGGTTACCAAGGTGCTCAAGGTCTAGTAGGTAATCAGGGTGCTGTAGGTGACCAAGGTGCTCAAGGTGCCGTAGGTAATAAAGGTGCTCAGGGTGCCGTAGGTAATAAAGGTGCTCAGGGTGAAGATGGTCCTCAAGGTGACCAAGGCCCTCAAGGTGGGGTAGGTAATAAAGGTGCTCAAGGATCTGTAGGTGACCAAGGTGCTCAAGGTGCCGTAGGTAATAAAGGTGCTCAAGGATCTGTAGGTAATAAAGGTGCCCAAGGTGAGGATGGACCACAAGGTGACCAAGGCCCTCAAGGTGGGGTAGGTAATAAAGGTGCTCAAGGATCTGTAGGTAATAAAGGTGCCCAAGGTGAAACTGGAGCGCAGGGTGACCAAGGTGCTCAAGGTGCTATTGGAGATCAGGGACCACAGGGAGTTTCTGGTTCAATAGGTGCACAGGGTCCAGTCGGCGGATTTGGTAATGCAGTATTGTTTGATACCAGCGCAAATCTACCTAGTAACATTAACTCAACTGCATCAGCTATGATTAGACAGTTCCGTACAGTGAACACTATATATGCTGGGGATGTTTATTGGCATATTGGAACTGGTCGTGTTTACAGGGCAACAGT